CACCCCTACTGAAAGCACACATGCTACAACAAAAGCATACGTAGACGCTGCTGTTGGAACACCAATTGTTCCAACACAGTCTACTGCTCCAACTAGTCCATCAGATGGACAATTATATTTTGATACAGACAATAGACATTTATATATTTATTCTTCAGATATTTCAGAATGGATTGCGTTAGCAACATTTGATGATACTGCAGATCTAAGACAGCATATCCATGATACATCAATTGATGGTAATGGACTTATTGTTAGCATATACCAGGATGGTGGATATTATGATAGTTTATTCTCATCAGAACAAGATGCAGGATATTATAATATGAATCAATGGGCAATGGAGTGGAACGGTGGAATTGCAATAGATAATTTTAACTAATTATCTGTTATAATAAAGTAAGAAAATTTTCTGTAGGAGGAAAATAATATGGCAACAAGAATGCAGCAACGGAGAGGTACTGCGTCCCAATGGACCTCAGCAAACCCAATTTTAAATGCAGGTGAAATTGGATGGGAGTCCGATACTAATAAGTTTAAGATTGGTGATGGTACTAATCACTGGGCAGATCTTGATTACTTTATTGATCAATCCTCTACAGTAAACCCATCGTTTGGCTCAAGCATTACGTTTGAGGGTGTTACTGCTAATGCATACGAAACAACTCTTGCCGTAACAGATCCTACAGCAGATCGTTCAATTATTTTACCAGATGCCAGTGGTACAGTTGTTGTTGCAGACGGTAGCGGTAACGTAACAGTTTCTGGTAACTTAACAGTACAAGGAACAACAACTACAATTGATAGCACCACAATTGAAGTTACAAACTCATTTACTTTTGAAGGATCAACTGCAGATGCTTATGAAACAACTCTTACAGTAACTGATCCAACAGCAGACCGTACTATTACCCTTCCAAATGCAAGCGGTACTGTAACTTTAAATGATGCAGCACAAACTTTAACTAATAAAACAATTAGTTCTACAAACAATACTATAACAATAGCAGCACAAAATGTTTCTGATTTTACAGAAGCAGCACAGGACGCTGTTGGCAATTATTTAGGAAGTGGTCTTGCATATAACGACACTACTGGTGCTATTTCAATAGATTCAGCAACAACTACATCAATTGGATATCTTAGTGGACTAACTGGAAATGTACAAAATCAAATTGACTCTAAATCCAATACTGCAGATCCAACATTTACTGGAACCGTAACTCTTCCAGGAGCAACTTCTATTGGAAATGTTTCTGCAACAGAAATTGGATATCTTGATGGCGTAACCAGCGCAATTCAAACACAACTTGATTCAAAATTATCAACTTCTACAGCATCAAGTACTTATGCCACACTTGCCTCACCAACATTTACAGGAACAGTAACTCTTCCAACAGGAACTGTTACTTCAGGAATGATTCTTGATGAAACAATTGTAAATGCTGATATTAACGCATCAGCAGCAATTGCATTAAGTAAACTTGCTAGTGGAACAAGTGGTCAAATTATTGTTGCAAATTCATCTGGAGTTCCTACATGGGTATCAGAATCAGGCGATATAACTATTAGTGATACTGGTGTTACAGCAATTTCATCTGGTGTAATTGTTAATGCCGATATTAATGCATCGGCAGAAATTGATAAAACAAAGATTTCTGGAACTGCAATTACAGCAGCAGATACAGGAACTGTTACTAGCACAATGATTGCAAACGGCACAATTGTTAATGCCGATATTAATGCATCAGCAGCAATTGCTCTTAGCAAACTTGCCACAGACCCACTCGCTCGTGCAAATCACACTGGTACACAAACGGCAAGCACAATTTCAGATTTTGACACGCAGGTAAGAACTTCTAAAGTGACAGATCTTGCTGCACCGACTGGTTCATTCTCAATGAATAGCCAAAAGATTACAAGCCTTGCAGATCCAACTGCTGACCAAGATGCAGCAACAAAAGCATATGTTGACGCTGCAACAGCAGGTCTTAACGTACATGCCTCTGTAAAGGCCGCAACAACAGCAAACATTACCCTTGCAACAGACGTTGAAAATGGTGACACTCTTGACGGCGTGACTCTTGCAACAGGCAATAGAATTCTTGTCAAGAATCAAACAACAAAATCACAAAATGGTGTTTATACAGTAAACGCATCTGGAGCACCAACTCGTGCAACTGATTACGATGCGACACCAGAAGTAGATGCTGGAGACTTTATTTTCGTAGAAGGTGGTACAGTCAATGGCAAAACTGGTTGGGTACAAACAAATGCAATTACTACAATTGGTACAGATGCAATTGAATTTACACAATTTTCAGGTTCTGGCACATATTCAGCGGGTACAGGATTAACATTAACTGGTACAACATTTAGCATTAATACTGGAACTACAGTTGATCTAAATACCGCACAAACTCTTACAAATAAGACACTTACAAGTCCTACACTTACTACTCCAGCGCTTGGTACCCCAGCATCTGGTGTAATGACAAATGTAACAGGACTTCCGCTTACAACAGGCGTTACTGGCACACTTCCAGTAGCAAATGGTGGTACTGGTGTAACAACTTCAACTGGATCTGGAAACAATGTTCTTTCAACAAGTCCAACACTTGTAACACCAACACTTGGTGCAGCATCTGCAACAAGCATTACATTCTCTGACGGTACTCAGTCACTACAAGGTGTTCCATCTTTAACACCAATTGTTCAAAAGACAGATTCTTATACTCTTTCATCACTTACTGAAAGAGATAATGTTATTGAAATGGGCAAGTCAACAGCACAAACCCTTACAATTCCAGCAAACTCTTCTGTAGCATATCCAGTAGGAACATCAATTGATGTTATTCAAACTGGCGCAGGACAAGTAACAGTTGCTGGTGCAGCAGGAGTAACAGTAAATGCTACTCCAGGTCTTAAATTACGTGCACAGTGGTCATCTGCAACTCTATTCAAGCGAGCAACAGATACTTGGATCGTAATGGGCGACCTATCAGCATAAAAACTTGATATAATATAAGAAAAGGAGTAACATAAATGGCAATTAGAGGTAGAGGTATTAAGTCTTCAGCGCAAGACAACTTTTTACAACCAGAAAATGTTACTTCTTTAACTGCTACAGATGTAGGAACAAGCCGTCCATATCTTGCTACTGCTAATACAACTTCTGCTGCTTCTGCAGCAAATACTGGTGGAGCAGTAAGTCTTTCTTGGACATTGCCAGCATCATCTCCAGCAGCAACTGCTTATATAATTACAACAACTCCTTCAACATACACACATAATACTGGATCTTCATCAACATCATATACATTTCAAGGACTTGCATCAAATACATCTTATACGTTTACTGTTGTTTCATCAAATGCTGTTGGAAATTCAAGTGGAACAACATCTTCTTCAGTAACTGCTACAACAGTTCCACAAGCACCACAAAATCAAAGCGCATCTGCTGGAACTGGCCAAAACACCATTACCTGGTCATTAGGTGCAAATGGCGGAAAGGCATTATCTTCTCACGATGTAACTGGTTCTGATGGAACTTCTTCACTAAATCTTTCTGGTTCAGCAACATCAACTGTTATTAGTGATACAGCAGATACATCACAGACATATACAATTGTTGCAAAAAATGCAAATGGAACATCTGCTGGAGCAACAACAAACAGCGTTACAACTGCTCCATTTTTTCCATTCTTTCCATTCTTTCCATTTTTCCCATTCTTTCCATTCTTCCCTAGTTTTGCACCGCCACCACCACCGCCACCACCATTCTTCCCATTCTTCCCATTCTTTCCTTATTTTTATGGATTTGAGTCAGTATCTGGAACCACAGGAATTCTTACTACAGATGGCGTAAAAAATGCATCAGAACTTGTTGTAGGAGATAGTCTTATTGCTATGAACATAGATGGTATAGATAGAAATACTATGGAATGGTTAGACTGGTCTCAAGAGAGTCCAACATTTAATCAATCAAATATTGTTGAAACACAAATTATTTCTATTACAACAAATCAAGTGTCTCAACTTTATTCAATAAACGGAGATTTGTATTCAAGTACTCACTGGATTCTTGTAAAGAAAGACGATGTTGCAAGATTTATTCGTGTAACTGAAGTAGATACTTCTCATAAGGTCTTTTCTTATTCAGAATTAGGTTTTGTTAATGTTACTTCAGCAGAAGTGCTAGATGTTGAAGATACAATTTATTCAATTAAGTGTGAGCCATACGATAACTTCTTCACACAAAACATGCTAGTATTTGACGCTTTTGATCCACCAACAGATCCTCAGCCATAAAATTAGTATGATATACTTAAAGTAAGAAAGGTTTATTTTATGTATACTCCAGAAGAATTAAAAGAATTGCAACAAAATGAATGGTTTAATAAAGACAGGTCTGAGTCTGCTTCAAACAGAATGGATAAAAAGTTTTTTGGAAATATACCTGTAATTAATCCAGGATTAGGTTTAAATATTTATGAAGGAGCCATTAATAAACAAGATGGTGAAAGATATATAAATATTCTTGAATCAACATTAAACGGTCAAACTCCATATAAATGGAGTGAAGCACAGGTAACAAATTCAGATAAGCCTATTAAATTAGCAAGAAATTGCTCTGATTTTAAATATAAACCAAAATTTCTAGGACCAAAAAATAGTTTTAATGAACAACTAATCACAATGCATGAAGAAATTTATCAGGTATTAAAATCATGTGTAGATGATTATGCAAGATATTGGGGAATTTCTGTTAATTATTATGAAGCATTTAACTTTGTAAAGTACGAAGGTCCTGGGCAGCAATTTAGAATACATGCAGATCATGGTCCAGCATATGCATGTACAGTTTCTGCTGTTATATACCTAAATGATGATTATGAAGGTGGAGAAATATATTTTCCACGATTAGATAAACTAACATATAAACCAAAGGCTGGAGATATTGCGATTTTTCCATCTAACTATATTTATGAACACGCTGCCTTAGACATGATCAGTGGAACTAAGTATTGTGTTGTTATAATGATGGATTTAAATGATAATGCTCATAAGGCTCATGCTTAGAAAGGATGTTTTATAATGCAACAAACATGGACAGAAAAAGAAGATTTTGGATCTGGAATTGTTGTTTATAGAAATGTCTTAACCAATGTTGACATTATCGATAGGCTAGAAAATGCATTGGCAAATACAGATAATCGTGGGTACTTTTGGAAAGAAGCATTAGTGGGATATGCAAAAAAAATGCCAGAGTATAGAGATTGTTTAGATTTTAAATATAAAAGAACAGATATTGACTATGATAAAGGAAAAACTGCTGATATATTAAGAGGTCTTTGGGATGATGTTTATAATGCTAAACTTCCAGCAGTTCAAGATTATTGTAGGCAGTTTCATATAGGTGGAGAATTAAAATATTGGGAATCTTTTAATTTTATAAAGTATGGTCCTGGCCAACATTTTCAAGAACATCATGATCATGGTTTTTCTTATAATTGTGTTGTTTCTCTTGTTGGATATCCAAATGATAACTATGAAGGCGGGGAGTTATACTTTAGATTACAAGATTTAAATATTAAACCACAGGCTGGTGATTTATATATTTTCCCATCAAACTATATGTATCCACATAGAGCAATGCCTGTAACATCAGGAACTAAGTATTCTATTGTTACTATGCTAGACTATAGTGCTAAATTTCATAGTCCAAAATTTTATCAAGAAAAAAGTGATTAATGAGTATTGTAAGAGCAGAAATAATACCAGGATCTAATGTAAAAATAAATTCTCTTTCTGTTAAAAGATCTTGGATGGATAATGTGTCTAATGCTCATGCATATCATTGTTTTCCAATTTCATTAGCAAATGGACTGGGTTGGGGAATTAGTTTTCCAGAAGATATTTCTTTTATTTGGGATGGTATTGATACAGATAAAGAAGAAGGACATATTAAAATTTTTAGTGGGCATAAATATGTTGATGAAAATAGAAGAAGCGCTACTTTAAGTTTAAAAACAAATATTAAATTTGTTACAGATGAAAATATAACTATGTTAACAATGCCTGTTCCTAATCTATTTATTGATGGAATTATTCCTTATACAACATTAATTAGCACTTCTTTTTATCCACATATGTTGCCTGCAGCAATTAAAATAACAAAACCAAACTCATTAATAACAATTCCAGCAAATACTCAAATACTATCTGTTTTACCTATATCTATTGGTGAAATAAATAATACAGAAATGGAAGTACATGATTTTATAACATCTTTTGAACAATCAGAAAAAAATCAACGTTATGGAAAAGTCTCTCAAGAATTTAATCAAAAGGGAGAGTGGACACATTTTTATAGAAATGCAACAGATGAAACAAACACAAAAATTGGCAGCCATGAAATTAAAGCATTTAGACTAAAAACAACAGATAAGAGAAAAAATGGAAACCAATAAGGTTAATTTTTTTTCTAATAAAAATTGGTTAAATTCAGAAAGTGATTCTAAACCAAAACCAATTATAAAAACAATCCCAGAGTGGTATAGAAAAATGGATCGTTTTGCAAAAAATCCAATAACAAAAGATTTTTTTATTGGGGAAGATAAAGGTAAAATTCCTACATGGAAAGCATGTCCTGCTATTTTTGATATTATGGGTACTGGATATACATATGTTACTCCATGTGATTTAAATTTTTTTATTGATAAAAATAATAAAATTGCAGTTGAGATTGAAGATAAAAAGTATATAAATTTTTGTAGTGCTAGACCTAAAATGGATGGCTTTGTAACACCAATAGGCTATAGAGATGAACACTTTGCTTGGTTTCCAGATTGGGCAATGAAGTTGCCAGAAGGATATAGCGCTATATATAGTCAACCTTTTAATAGATTTGAGTTGCCATTTTTAACAACTTCTGGAATAATTGATAATGATAAAATAGATCTGCCTGGAACTATGCCATTTTTTATATCTAAAGAGTTTATTGGCATTATTCCAAAAGGAACTCCATTTGTTCAAATAATACCATTTAAAAGAGAAAACTGGGAAAGTGAAATTACAACTTTTACATTACTAGAAATCATGAAAAGAAATAAAGAAAATACTGATAAGTATAGGAAGCCTGATGGAGGAATATATAAAAATGAAGTTTGGGAACCTAGAAAGTATTCTTAACAGTTTTTGTTTATAAAAAACTCTACCTAATCTATAAGTAGAGAGTTTACAAAAACTAAAAACTCTGCTACAATTAGGTATTATTCAAATTCAATTTAATTAGGAGATTTACGCTTATGTCAGATGTTTTTTCTTTTCGGCTTTCCGATGATTTTGTTACAAAATATGCAGAAATAGAGCCTCCTTTTGGCTTTAAGGATGCTGGACTTAACTCACTAGGAGAGATTACTTTTATTCGTACATACTCTCGTGTTAAGGAAGATGGAACAAAGGAAAGATGGCATGAGGTTTGTAAAAGAGTAATCGAAGGTATGTACTCTGTACAAAAGAACCACGCAAAAGAAAACAGGCTGCCTTGGAATGACTATAAGGCACAAAAGTCAGCACAAGAAGCATTTGATCGTATGTTTAATCTAAAGTGGACTCCACCAGGAAGAGGTCTATGGGCATTTGGTACACCAATGACTATGGAGAAGCGCAACTCTGCTGCTCTTCAAAATTGTGCAATGGTATCAACTCGTGATATTGATAGAAATGATCCAGGAGCACTGTTTGCTTGGGTTATGGATGCTTTAATGCTTGGCGTTGGAGTAGGATTTGATACTGTTGGACAAGATAAAGAGATGCCAATTTATGCACCAACCGAACCTGTTGTGATTTATCAAATTCCAGATACTCGTGAGGGTTGGGTAGAGGCAACAAGAATGTTACTTAATTCAATGCTTAGACCAAATCAAAATATTCAGGAGTTTGATTATTCTTTGATACGTCCTGCAGGAGCACCTATTAAGGGCTTTGGAGGCGTTTCAAGCGGCCCACAGCCATTGATTGACCTTCATAACAGGCTTCGTAAAGTAATCGGCTCTAGGGTCGGAGAAAGCCTTGATGCAAGGGCTATTGTAGATATTGTAAATCTAATTGGAACTTGTGTTGTTTCTGGAAATGTTAGGCGTTCTGCAACACTAGCATTAGGCGCTGCAGGAGACAATGATTTTATTAATTTAAAAAATTCAGAAGTATTTCCAGAAAGAAATTCGTTTGACTCAGAAAATCCAGGCTGGGCATGGATGAGCAATAATTCTATCTCTGCTGCAGTTGGAACAAAGTATGAAGACTATGTCGATCTTATTTCTGACAATGGTGAGCCAGGATTTATTTGGTTAGACGTTGCTAGAAATTACGGTCGTCTTGCGGATCCAGCAGATGGAAAAGACTATCGTGTGATGGGCTTTAATCCTTGTGCAGAGCAACCGCTAGAGTCCTATGAACTTTGTACTCTTGTTGAGGTTCATCTTAATCGTCACGATAGCAAAGAAGACTTTTTGCGTACACTTAAGTTTGCCTATCTTTACGGTAAAACAGTAACTCTTGTTCCTACACATTGGCAAATTACGAATGGAATTATGCAGCGTAACCGCCGTATTGGTACATCTCTTACTGGTATTGCATCATTTGCTGATACCCATGGTCTTCCAGCAACTCGTGATTGGATGGATGAGGGATATCAAACAATTCGTAAATATGATAAACAGTATTCAGAATGGTTATGTGTTCGTGAATCAATTCGTGTTACTACAGTAAAGCCATCTGGTTCTGTTTCACTACTTTCTGGCGCTTCCCCAGGAGTTCACTGGCCAGTTGGCGGAGAATACTTCCTTCGTGCAATTAGATTTAGTGATCAAGACCCAATGTTACATTTATTTAAGGCAGCAGCATATAAAATGGAAGATGATTTAGTTTCTGCCAATACTGTTGTTGTTTATTTCCCAGTTCACTCAGGTCATCCAAGATCAGAGAAGGATGTAACATTGTTTGAAAAGATTGGTCTTGCAGCAACAACTCAAAAGTATTGGTCTGATAATGGTGTTTCTGTAACACTGTCGTTTGACAAGGAATCAGAGACAAAGCATATTGCTCCAGCATTGCACATGTATGAGGGTCAGTTAAAGGCTGTATCATTCCTTCCTATGGGAAATACAGTTTATCCTCAACAGCCATATCAACAAATTACTCAACAAGAATATGACGACTACGTTGGTAAAATTGCAAAGATTGATTGGTCAGCAATTTATGATGGGGTACAAAACCTAGATTCTGTCGGAGAAATGTACTGTACTACAGATTATTGTGAAATTAAAACTAGTTCCTGATATAATTAGGGTACTATGACAGTTTTATCAAATCTGTATGCTGAAAAATTATATTCCGAGCATCCTATTGCTATCTGGCATCTAGATGATAATGCAGATTATATTAGTTTAATTAGTGATGAAAATAGGAATAGTTTATTTGATAATACTGCAAACTGGATAGTTACCAATGCGGATGATTCATATTCTCCATCAGCATCTGTACTAAAAGCAATGTCTCCATATCCATTTCCTAATGAAAATATACTATCTTTAGAAATTATTGATGAAAATAATTCTATTGAATTAGAAACGCCAGGTTTTATAGGATTTGATGATCTTGATTTAAATTTAAAAACATTTGCTTTAGGAGTATGGGTTTATTCTGAAAGCAGATTTTTAACAAGTTTGTCTATAGGATATAAATACAGTGGTGGTCCTACTATTTTTAAAGACATTAATCTATTAGATATACAAGAAAAACGTGGATGGTTTTTTGTTTCTGAAACTTTTGAAATACCAACAGGTGTAACTAATGAAATGATTGATATTCTTATTAAAATAAATACAAGTACATCTGGTTCTTCTACATCAGATTATAGATTTAGTTGGCATGGCTTAACAATGGGGCAGTTATGTGAAGAGTATCATGCAGAGTCTTTAGGTAAGCAGCAAATTTCTTTGCCATCTTCAATTAATTTAAACGCAGATGGTGCAGTAGTTGCAGACGCATATGGGCTTTCAGATAAAAATGGATATTATATTGTTGCTAATAATAATCTTGTGGCAAGGCATGGATCTATTCCTTTAGTGTTTGGTTCTAGCGGTTCAGTAGAACTAATACCACATGAACAAGTAATTACAACACAGTCTTGGCAACAAACAGATTTACAAAATTGGTCATATTGGGAACAAAATGATACTTGGCAAAGTTTACTCAATTTTGATCAATCTGAATTTATTATTAGTGCAAAACCATCTATAATTTTTCCAGGTTGTGGATTTTTGAATGAATCTGGCAGAAATCAAAACTATACTGTAGAATTCTGGCTAAATATAGATTCTAATGCAACAACACCTAAAAGAATATTTGGGCCAATTAGTTCAACTGATGGCTTATATGTTGAGAATGCATTTTTAACTCTTGTTATTGGCAATAACTTTGTCTCACATTATGTTGGAGAATGGTTTAGACCTATGTTAATTCATATTAGGTTGATTAAAGATTCTGCAGTATTGCTAGTTAATGGAGAAGAAGTAGGACAACTTTCTTTTATAACTAATGAGTTAGTTTTACCAGAAGAGTTTACTTCTAGTAGTAAGAGCAATGACTGGGTAGGATTTTATGCATATAAAGATAATATTGTAGATCCTATTATTTTAGGTTCATTTTCTATTTTTCCATATTCAATGTCAACACTAGTTGCAAAATCTCATTATGTATATGGTCAGGGAGTACCACTATCATCTGAGGTTATAGATAGTTATTATGGAGGAACTTCTGTTGAGATTGATTATTCTGTTTCAAAATATAACATTAACAAATCTTATCCATTAAACTTGTCTTGGCAACAAGCAGATATTGATAATCTAAATGCAACAGATACCTCTTTAAAAATACCAGATTTTTCATTACCTACTTTTAATTTAGGAACAAAAACTTTATCAGAGTTAGAATTAGATAACGCTGCAATACAAGATGATGGAGAGGTATTCTTTTCTTTAAATCCCAACTCTACTTGGAACTCAATTAATTCTTCTATTTATTTTAATAACCTAAGTTTTATGCAATCATCAATAAACGCAATTTATGGGGTTTTTGAGTTTACAAGTTCATCAACAGATCAAACTTTAATTTGTTTGTTTCAAGATGATAACAACTATTTAAAAGTTAGAAGGCTTGCTAATAGTAATAGCATTAACTATGTTTTTTCTTATAATGGGACAATAACAACGATTGCATCTGCAGTAATTCCACTGCATGAGTTTGTAACAGGATTTGAATTTAGCAAACTATTAAGCAATAACATTTTAGGTTTGTCTCAATTTTTATCTAACCCACTTTCATTAAAACTTTATTTAGGAAATGATTTAGATAGTAATAAGTTTACAGGCAAAATATATACTTTTGGCATATCTACTTTAAAAAATTCTTTAGAAATCGATGATCATTTTTCTGCAAATGGACTTGCAAATATAAATGCATACTCTTCACTAATACCACATATTGCTAGTTATACGTTGTCACCATTTGAAGAGTATGGAAAGTTCTTTTTAGATATTTCGGTAGCAGGGTATTGGAGAGACTACTTACCAATATCTACATTAATGTCTCAGGTAATAGATGCTTCAAACAATACAGTAAATGATTTAGATTATGTTCAATTCAACATTGACTATCCATCTCCGTCAGATACGCCATCTTCTGGACAAGTTTATTGGACTAACCCTTCTATATCAAATTCATATTTAACCTCTAATGCATCTGTTAGGTCTTATGTTGCATTTGATTATACTTCAAACGGTTACTCTAAGCCAGATGAAGATTATACTGATATTGATGCAAATCAATCTAGGGTTTTAGATTTAAATAACACAACATGGACAGATAAACGATTTGAGTTAGTAGATGGATATTTAATTTATCCAGATAAGAATGTTAATTTATCTAATATGTCTTTAATTTATTTTGTAAATTTTAAAGTTAAAAGCATATTAAAGAAAAATATATTTTTAAGAAAGTTAGAGTTTGCTGCTAGAACATTAAACTATAATTCAAATACACCAATAGGAACAAAACATGGAATAGATATTTATCCATTTAGAAAAGTAGGGTTTTACACAAGTCATAAAGGAAAAAATCCTTTAATTATTGATAAAGACAATACTCCATATTTATATTTAACAAGAAAAAGTGGTTTAGAGTTAAGAAATGGAGTAAATGATATTGAAAGAGGTATTTCAATTCCTATTTCTTCTGTATCGGTTGATCAATATTCTTTAAGTGCATTACAAATGTTTACAAGATGTGATCTATTTGCATTTCCTGAAAACCCAATTAAAATATTTGAGATAAACCATAAAAATGATTCTTTAGATTTTTATATTAAAGCAAACTCTTCAAGTGGAAAACGAGGATTAATATTTGCTAAATTAAGATCTAATGGTACTATATTTACTGACCTATCCTATTATCTAAATGGCAAGTTAGTTGGAAGTCCAGTTATAGATATACAACAGTGGTACTCTCTTGGCATTTCTTTTAATTCATCATTAAGTTTTGATAACTATGCTGGCAGTATTATTTTAAAATATTTGATGATGTTTAATAATATTTCTTTTTATCAAGGTACGCCATTGCAAGTTATTCAAAGATTAGCCTTACGAACTTGGCAGGAAGTTGAAGATGAACAAGCAAGTTGGCAGTTATGGGAAAATGAGGGTGACTGGAATAACGTGTTGATTAGATCTAGAGACTCTAGATATATTGTAAACCCATCAGAGGTATATAAAACTTATATTGGTAATAGAACTACAGTTATTGATGATTTTAATAATGATTTTAGAATAGTTTCAAATAGTATATCCTCATATGAAAATACTTCTTGGCAAGAATATATTATCACTCCAGCATAATATGGTATACTTATGGTTATGAATAAGCCAAAACAAGAAAAAATTGGTAAATCTAAACTCAAACTAATTGAAAAGGGTTATGATTGGGGCATGTATATTTGGATTAAACCAAATGGCAAGGCTTTCGGAGATGGACATGGAAACCTTTTAAATATACCGTCTATGCGTGGAGATCTACAAAAGATGGCTGAACTAAGACGAGCAGCAGAATATTATGGCTGTGAAGGTGGTCATGCAGAGTTCCATCCAGGAATTAAAAGAGTTAGTGAGATGGAATATACTGAGCAGTTATCAAGAATGCGTGAAGGTTTAATTCCAAATATGAATGATCTTGGTGCAGTTTATGATGCACAGCAAACATTAAAGGTACATGGTGAAGAATAATGAATGAAGACTATATCTTAGGCGCATCAATTAGTGATCCAGTAGAAAAAAGTGATGAGTTTAAAAAAAGTGACCCATTTGGAAAATCTTGGGATGATTTAAAAGGACTAGGAAATTTAGATCAAAACTTTAAAAGACGCACATCTAGAAATTTAGGAAAGGCAGATACCGCAGCAACTGCTTATCTCAATAGTGCAAACTCAAGCCCTTCTGGAGTTGAGGATACAAGATCAAAGGCCATAAATCCTGGCGCAGTAATTAGAAACGGTTATGGATTATTTGACGTTATTACACCACCGTATAATCTTTATGAATTAGCAAATTATTATGATACATCATTTGCAAATCATGCTGCAATTGATGCAAAAGTAGAAAATGTTGTTGGTCTTGGTTATGATTTTGTTGTAGGTTCACGAACTATGCTTAAACTTGAAAATGTTGAAGATGAAATTGCATTGGGAAGAGCAAGAAAGCGTATTGAACGTGCAAAAATTGAAATGAAAGATTGGATAGAAAGTCTTAATGATGATGATAGTTTTACAAAAACAATGGAAAAAATTTATGTAGATATGCAAGCAACTGGAAATGGCTATATGGAAATTGGTCGTACAGTTACTGGTGAAATTGGCTATATAGGACACATTCCTGCAACAACAATTCGTGTTCGTAGACTACGTGATGGATATGTTCAAATTATTGGACCATCTGTAATTTATTTTAGAAATTTTGGTGCAAAAAATCCAAACCCAATTACAACAGATCGTAGGCCAAACGAAATTATTCATTTTAAGCAGTACTCTCCACTAAATACATACTATGGAGTTCCAGATATTATTGCTGCATTACCAGCACTTGTTGGGGATCAATTAGCAACTCAATATAATATTGATTACTTTGAAAATAAAGCAGTACCAAGATATATTATTACACTAAAGGGTGCAAAACTTTCTGCTGATGCAGAAGACAAGATGTTTAGATTTTTACAAACTGGATTAAAGTCACAATCTCATAGAACACTTTATATACCACTTCCTGGAGATAGCGAAAATAATAAAGTTGAATTTAAGATGGATCCAATTGAAAATGGTATTCAAGAAGCATCATTTAATGAGTATAGGATTAGAAATAGAGATGATATTTTGATTGCTCACCAAGTACCTATTTCTAAACTTGGTGGTGCAGATAGTGGATCAATTGCTGCTGCTTTATCACAAGATAGAACCTTTAAAGAGCAAGTTGCTAGACCAGCACAACAAGAGTTAGAAAAACTTATTAACAAAATTGTTCGTGAAAAAACAGACATTCTTGAACTTAAGTTTAATGAACTAACACTGACAGATGAAATTGCACAGTCTCAAATTCTTGAGCGCTATGTAAAAACGCAGGTAATGATGCCAAATGAGGCTAGAGAAATTTTAGGTCTTCCACAACATCCAGAAGGAGACTCGCCATTTGTAATGTCGCCAAGACAGGCTACAGATGCTAGAGCAGATCTTGCTGGCAATAGACAAAGAGATGCTGAACGAGCAAATAATAATTCAGACTCTACTTCCACAATTTCTGGCAGAAATCCACAAGGAGAGGGTAGGTCTTCCACATAATATCAACAAACTAATAAAATAGTTGATATAATGGATGTGATATGAGTATCATTAATAAAGCCCATTGGTCAACAGAAGGAGACAACGTAAGGTTGTCAATGCCTTTTGCAAAGGTTGACAAGGAACGCAGAATTGTATCAGGTTTTGCGACACTTGATAATCTTGATAGACAAAACGATATTGTCACAACTGACGCTAGTTTAAAGGCTTTTTCTAAGTTTAGAGGGAACATCCGTGAAATGCATCAACCTTCTGCCGTAGGTAAAATGGTTGCGTTTAAAGAAGACAAGTACTTTGATCCAGAGACTAAAAAGTTTTATTCTGGAGTTTTTGTTTCTGCATATGTATCAAAAGGCGCACAAAATGCGTGGGAGAAAGTATTAGATGGAACATATACAGGTTTTTCAATTGGCGGTAGAATGAACAAGTGGGATGATGGCTATGATGAAAAGATGGATAAGCCAATTAGAATTATTAAAGAATATGATCTTGTAGAACTATCTCTAGTTGATAATCCAGCAAATCAATTTGCAAGCATTATTTCAATTGAAAAGGTTGATGGCGTAGATGTTCTTAAGGGTTCTGCAGCAGACATTGTTGTAGAAAATGTGTTTTGGGATAAAGACTCTGGCCTTGTAATGGTTTCTGAAAATGAAACAGAGATTAGCCCAACGTCTGGACAGCCTATGAAAAATATAGGTTTTGTTGAAAAAACTGATGATGAAAAAACAGACATGATAAAGTTCTTAGTTGATAGTGC